CTGGCTTATTTGACCCCTGCTGAGCAGAATTTGCTTGCGCAGGTGGATATGTACGGTAGTAGTCCACCGCATCCCGGCCCTGCTGGCATCCCTAATTTTAATGGTGGCGCAGGCGGAGGTGGCGATGGCGATGGAGATGGCGATGGCGATGGAGATAGTGGTGGCGACGACACTGGTGTAGGTAGTGGCACGGGTGTAGGTAGTGGTAGCGGTGGGAGTACGGGTATAGGTGGTGCTGAAAGCCCAAGCGTAGGCGAAGACGCTGATGTAGACGATCCTGGCGATCCTGGTCCAGGCCCAGGCGACGAAGCTGATGTAGGCGATCCCGGTCTTGGTATGGAAGGCGAGGAAACCGCTGTAGACCCGGATGCAGAAGCAGCGGCTGCTGCTGCTGCTAATGCTGCTGCTGCTAATGCTGCGGCTGCTGAAGCTGCTGCTGCTAATGAAGAGGCTGCTATTCAAGCTGACATTGATGCCGCTGCCGTTGCCGCAGCACAAGCGCAAGCCCAACAAGCCCAACAAGCCCAAGCGGATATTGCGGCAGCTAATGCGATGGCCAATCCTGCGATAGCGCGGCTGCTGAAGCTGCTGCTGCTAATGAAGAGGCTGCTATTCAAGCTGACATTGATGCCGCTGCCGTTGCCGCAGCACAAGCACAAGCACAAGCACAAGCACAAGCGCAAGCGGATATTGCGGCAGCTAATGCGATGGCCAATCCTGCGATAGCCCAAGCGACGGCTGCTCCAACAGGACAAACTACAACAGACGATTCTAGTCTTGGTATGGAAGGCGAGGAAACCGCTGTAGACCCGGTTGCAGAAGCGGAGGCGGTGGAGGCAGTGGCAATAGCAGAAGCGATGGCTATGGAAGATCAGTTAAGCGTTACTTCCCCCACCAGCATTACACTAAGCAACGGCACTACAGTGGTAGGTACCCCAAGCCAAATAGCCGCGATACAGGGTATTGTTAGTAATGCTAGTCAAGTGGCTAACCAGCCTCATAGCAATTTGACTAGCCTGCAAGTGGCCAATGGACAGGCAGTAGTAGCAGCGGTTACCGACAACGATATAACCGTAGCTCAAGCAGCAGCCGTCATGGGGCAAAATATTTCTTCAGGTGGTCAAGGGTCTCAAAGCCCCTCTGTTGGTTTGGGTGTTAATTCAGAGGTGGGCCTAAACTCCTTAGAAGATGTGATAGATGCGTTGGACTTGAATGAGGGAAGTGTGAACCCGGCCATAGGCTATGCGATTAACGACCCAACGGGACTATCACGGGGGTCGGTTAGAGCCAGCCTAATTGCAGGACGTTTAAACCCAAGTTTAACGAACGCTATGTTTGGCCTTACCGGATTGATAGGCCCCGCAGGGACAGCATTGAGTACGGTTGCTGGAGCGCTCGAAGGCCGAGGCATTGCGCCCGCACTTGACCTTACGGAAAGTGGGAGAGGTGATATTGCCGATGACGTAACTGATTTTTTCGGGGAATCCGAGGATCCAGCAATAGGGGGCGAGGATCCAGGAGAAATTGGTGGACCTTCTGAGGAAGAATTGACAACTTTGTTGACTACTCCCACAACCACATTACCGGATCAGACGACTACGGAGGAAGAGGAAGAGGAAGAGGAAGATACGGCACCTCCTCCGTTGCCTCGAATACCAAGTCCTGCTTTACCGCCTCCTGTTGCACCCCCCACACAAGCTGTTAGTCCAGTTAACTTGCCCCCGGTATTCTCGGAGCAGGATGCACGGCTTTTATTGCAGCAAACAGGGCAATTACCGTTTGCAGGAATTGTGTAGATGGATTTAAACGTTGAGCAGGTACCAAAGGAGGTATTGAATGAATACTTTCTGCTTGCGGATCGTTTAGAATCCTTAAAAGACCAGGATAAATGCCAGGAAGAATTCCTTGAATTTGTGCGTTTGGTTTGGCCAAACTTCATTGAAGGGGAACACCATCGCATAATTGCNAAGAAATTTCAGGCTGTAGCTGAAGGCAAGTTGAAACGGCTTATTGTCAACATGCCGCCGCGCCACACTAAGTCAGAATTTGCCAGCTACTTGTTTCCGGCATGGTTAATTGGTCGTAAACCTGACTTGAAGATTATTCAAACCACGCATACAGGTGAATTGGCTGTGCGGTTTGGTCGTAAAATGCGTAACCTTATGGATAGCGCGGATTATGAGCGTGTGTTCCCGCAAACAAAACTGCGCGCAGATACCAAAGCAGCCGGACGTTGGGAGACAAATGAGGGCGGTGAATACTACGCCTCGGGTGTGGGGGGTGCAATTACGGGTCGTGGTGCTGATTTGCTGATTATTGATGACCCCCATAGTGAACAAGATGCACTTAGCCCCAACGCCATGGATAATGCGTACGAATGGTACACATCTGGACCACGGCAACGTCTGCAACCGGGAGGGGCCATTATCCTGGTGATGACACGTTGGTCGGTAAAAGACCTAACAGGACAGCTCATTAAGGCTCAGGCATCGGATGATATGTCCGATAGGTGGGAAATTGTGGAGTTTCCCGCCATTATGCCAAATGAAGAGGCTGTCTGGCCAGAATACTGGAAAGTGGATGAATTATTAGGGGTAAAAGCTAGTTTGAGCGTGAGTAAATGGAACGCTCAATGGATGCAAAACCCAACTGCCGAAGAAGGCAGCTTAATTAAACGTGAATGGTGGAAACGTTGGGAGCGAGAAACTGTTCCTGGACTAGAATATATCATTCAAAGCTACGATACGGCGTTTAGTGCTAAGGAAACTGCTGATTATAGCGCAATTACCACTTGGGGAGTGTTTAAACCGAACGACGATGAAACTTTTCACATCATTTTGCTTGATAGTATAAAGGGTCGTTGGGAATTTCCGGAATTGAAACGTGTGGCCCATGAACAATACAAGCAATGGGATCCAGATAACGTGGTAATTGAAGCAAAAGCTAGTGGTTTACCGTTAACGTATGAATTACGTCAGACGGGAATTCCCGTTTCTACCTATACCCCCACCCGTGGAAATGATAAGGTGACTCGTGTTAATGCTGTTGCGCCGTTAGTAGAATCGGGTATGGTGTGGGCACCGGAAAAAAGTTTTGCTGATGAATTAATTGAAGAATGTGCAGCGTTTCCTCTAGGTGAGCACGATGATTTGGTAGATAGTACCGTTCAGGCGTTGTTGCGTTTTCGCCAGGGAGGATTTGTTAATCACCCCGACGATTATGAGGACACTGCTCCCCGTAGCTTNATGCGTCCAAGGGAATATTACTGATGGTTGTAGATAAACGCCTTACAGGTGATCCTGCTGCGGTTGTTGATGAAGAGTTTTTGTCTGAAAATATTATAGATGTCCCCTCGGATGATGAGATTCTATCCGATGATGTATCTATTACTGAGGATGATGAGGGCGGCGTGGTTGTTGATTTTGACGCATCCGCCATGATGCCTGATGATTCCGGTGATTTTTTTGCTAACCTTGCAGATTCAGTAAATCCAGGTGAATTGACCAAGCTTGGAAATGATCTAATTGGCTTTTATAAAGAAGACAAACAGAGCCGAAAAGATTGGGAAATGGCCTATGTTGAAGGGTTAGATCTTTTAGGCTTTAAATATGAAGAACGCGAACAGCCTTTTAGGGGAGCTAGTGGTATTTCGCACCCATTACTGGCGGAAAGTGTGGTGCAGTTTCAGGCGCAAGCGTATAAGGAACTTTTGCCCCCTGATGGCCCTGTACGAACCCAGATTGTAGGTGCCATATCCCCTGAGGCTGAAAAACAAGCCCAGCGTGTAAAGCAGTACATGAATTATCAGATTACTGATGTGATGGAAGAATATGATCCGGATATGGATCAATTATTGTTTTATCTCCCATTAGCGGGTTCTGCTTTCAAAAAAGTTTATTATGATGAATCCATGCAGCGGGCAGTCAGCAAGTTTGTTGCTTGTGAAGATTTAGTAGTTCCTTACACAACGACAAATCTACAAAGTGCCGAACGCATCACGCATGTTGTGCATATGCANGTAAATGATTTGCGCAAAATGCAGGTGAATGGATTCTATAGGGATNTATCAGTATATCCAGAAACTATAACGGCTTCAGACTCGCAATCAAAGGTTGATGAATTGCAGGGTGAGCGACCTGGAGGGCATGACGAAGAATACATCTTGTTGGAATGCCATGTTGATTTAGACCTTTTAGGTTATGAGGATACTGATGAAGCAGGTGAACCCACCGGGGTACGACTCCCTTATATTGTAACGGTAGATGAAAATTCAGGTGAGGTTTTGGCTATACGTCGAAACTGGGGGCCAGAAGATCCGTTAATGGCGAAGAAACAGTATTTTGTGCATTTCAAGTTTCTTCCTGGGTTAGGGTATTATGGTTTTGGTTTAATCCATATGATTGGTGGATTAAGCCGTTCGGCAACTTCAATTCTACGGCAGTTGATTGATGCAGGCACACTGGCTAATCTCCCCGCTGGCTTCAAGGCTCGCGGTATTCGCATACGTGATGATGATGAGCCTTTGGCTCCTGGCGAGTTTCGCGATGTGGATAGTCCTGGTGGTAATCTGCGCGATTCTTTGTTGCCTCTACCGTATAAAGAGCCAAGTGCGACATTATTCCAATTACTTGGCTTGATCATACAATCAGGACAAAGGTTTAGTGCCATTTCGGAATTGCCCATTTCTGAAAATGGGTTAAACCGTGAAATGCCTGTTGGTACTACCATGGCGCTATTGGAGCGCGGTACCAAGGTCATGTCTGGTATTCATAAACGACTGCACTATGCGCAACGCAT